CTTTTTTCTCTGCATTATATCTCCAGGCTTTACCATTTTTTACTCTGTCTGTTGTACTTCCTATATTAATTATGTGAGGACGATGTTTCTTTTCTACACATAATTTATATACTTCGTCCAACAAATTAGTTTGGTGAAATTTAAACAATGCTGCACAATTAATAAAAACATCATGCTTTAATACTTGTTCTGCTACACGCACTTGATCATCACGTAAACTTAAATCATATCCTGTTGTTCTACTGCAAAATTCTGCATCTGGATAAAGTTTTGCTAATGCACCTGATACTCCTGTTGTGCTATTGCCTGTTATAATCATATGTACTCCTGAAACATTGGTTCAATATCTAATAAATTTTCATTTCTGATTTTATCTAAGTTTTTAGTATAAGATATAAATTCGTTCCAATGTGTATCATAGTAACTTTCACTTTGCATATACTTAATTGTACTATTTGTAATTTCTTGTGCCTTTACAAGTGTATTTTCAGGAAAGTCTTGTTCATAGCACCATTGCATAAAATCTTCAAATCTTCTTACAATTTGTACTTTCATATCATCAGGCAATACTCTAATGTTCAAATGCTTAGGATGATGTGCTACATGATTAGTTATAATTGGTCTTTTATGTGTAAAATTAATTTTTTTAAAATTACTTTCAGTTAGTTTCCATTTCATAAAATCTATCATATGATTTACATTATAAGCCGTTACGGTAAACGCTAACCACCCCATAATATTTGAAGGTGTATTATCTAACAAATGTAAATTTTTAAGTATTTTATTCCATTTTGCAGGATGACGCTGATATTCTAGTACCGAACCCATACCGTCAACACTAGCACCTACACGTACTTGTTTAAAACTTTCCCATAATTTTAAAACTCTAGAAGGTAATGTACTCATGTTAGTATTGTATTCAACAATCATATTTTTTGCGCTGCCATTTTCAATGCAACGTTCTAAGAAATCATAATGTCTTTCAATAAGCATAGGCTCGCCGCCAGCAAAATATACATGTTTAATGTTGTGTGCATTTGCTTCTAATTGCTCCCAAAACGGTTCATAACTAGGCCAATCAAATTCACTAGCACATAACTTATTACCTACCAGTTTTATTTCAACTTCGCCACTAGTATCTTTAAATGTATTTTTACCTGTAAGTTTTATCCAATCATCGTACCAAGCATCGCTATCAGTTGGTCCGCACATACGGCATTTTAAGTTACAAAAATTACCAAATCTTAAGTCGTAATATTCTACAGGTGTTTCTTCTACATCAATACTTCCATCTAAGTCTGTTTGCTGCTGTGCTTTTTCTAATGTAAACTGCGGCCAATTTTGTTGCTCGTATTGGCGTCTACTATTAAGTCCATTTTCTTCCTCACTACGACAACGTCCACATTCTTCACTCCATTTTCCTGTAAGCATATTAGAACGTATTATTTTCATAAAATCTGCATTACGTGCATCTTGTAATACATCAACACCTGCATTATAAGCAGTGCCGTCTTGCTTACGAATAACACCTTTGTTTTTTGTTACATTTGCTTGACAACATACACGTATATCACCATTTGCTCTTACTGCTTGAAATATCCAAGGAATTGGACAAAATGTATTAGACATCTTTAAATATATCCTTCATTTCAGGAAACACTTCCTGCCAGTTCAATCCACGTTGCTTGTCACACAATTCTACAAACTCTTGCATTTCAGGTAAACGTCTACTCCAGTCTTCGCTTTCCATAAATGATAACATACCTTTAAGACGTTTAATGCCATAAGGCGCAGCATCAAACATTTCTTTTGTAACTTTACCTTTGTGCCAACTAGGCACACCTAGTTCCCAGTTTTCTTCCCACCAAGGATAAAACTCCTCATACTTTTTACGTACTTCTGCTTTAAACCATTCAGGCAATACTTTTACATTAAGATGTGGTGGGTGATAAACAAAATGATAATTTACACCGCCTGCACCAAATGGCCACATATTAATTTTGTTAAATCCTTGTTCTAGTTTCCAACGAATAAAATCTGGTATGTAATAGATGTTAAGAGCTTGAACAGCACAAGCAATTGTAATTTCTACATTGTTACTTGTTTCTTTATCAAGTATATGGAATACCTCTTCGGTGCGTTTCCATTCGCTTGGATAACGTATATAGCTATTCATTTCGTGTATACTATCTACACTATAATGGAATCTTACAAGTTTAAATTCTTTCCATAAATCAAAGAGATCTTCACGCCATTCTACACCGTTGGAGTTATAACGTAATTCTAAATCTTTTGCAATATCTTGGCGTATTGCTTCTTCAAGTATTTCATAATGTTCTTCAATGATAAGACTTTCGCCGCCAGCAAAATAAATTTGCTGCATATTTGGCATTTGTTCATAAAACTGCTGCCAGAATGTATCGTTCTGCTTGTGCCAATTATAACTACTACCGTTATAACTGCCTTTGTCTTGCCACTGCATTGTTTCTTTAAGAGATTCGTTTTGCACAGCAGGAAAGATCTTTTTATAATCTTTTATCCATCCGCTTGAATCATGTGGACTACACATAACACACGCTAATTGACACTTTGTACCAAAGCGTAAATCAATATATGCTAACTGCGGAGGTACACTACCGTCTTCGCTTGTGTCTTCAATAAGTTTATTAACATTTACACGTTGACTCCAATATGCTGTTTCCCACATACGTTTTGAATTATGTCCGGCTGCTTCTTCTTTGTAACACTTCAAACAACTAGGTGGTTTTTCTCCTGCTAACATTTGTAAACGAACATTACGCATATATTGACTATTCCAAGCAGTTTGGAAATCGGTAACATTTAGGTTGTTAGGTTTACCATCATCTGTTTTAAGAATACCAACTTGGCCGCCATGTTCTTTGTCATTTGTAGGCCCAACACTTGATGCATTTGCTGTACAGCAAACTCTCATACTGCCATCGGGTCTTGTACTTAAATGCACCCAAGGTAGGATACAAAATGTTTCACTTACTTCTGCCATGTTCTGTCCTGTCTTTTATTCATATCGTTTAATACTTTTTTTGCAAGTTCTTCTTGCTTATTGTAATCAGCACTAGTTAATCCAACTTCTCCCCAAGGAATAGCATAATTTGCAAATACACTTATATCTTGATTCAAATGCTCCATAACATAATCTTGTGCTCGGACTCTGTCAATTAGGCTATGATATAAAGATGTTTGTTTATAACTAAAAACATTACTTAGCCATAAAATTTTACTTGTATCTGCGTCACCTCTACTAAAAAATTCATTAATTAATTTTACAGGATTATTGTGTAATCTGCAAGTCAAAAAGTTGATTCTTTCAAAATTATGTACAATTGAATTTTTATATTCAATCCACCACTTTACCCATGCTTCTTCGCCTCCAAAGAAATCTAAAAATTCATCATTGAAATCTCCAAAGTTTTCAGCCACAAAATTACCATCATAATATTGAGTGTTAATACTTTTTATAAATCCTGCATAGTCTTTACCATTCCATCTAGCATATATCTGTTCCATTGCATAAAGAGCAAACTTGTCGTAATCAGCAAATAGTAAATGAAACGTATCTGTATATCCTAAAGTTTTTATTATTTTTAAATGATTGAGTCCGCTTGAAACCGTAACCATACGACTAAGAGGTTTTTTAAAATTATTTTGTAAATTATAAGCATCTAAATTTTCTGTGTTATATACATAAAATTTATTAAAAATGTGCTTTTCACTCCATTCTGCAAATTTATCAGCAGTATCTTCAGATTCAGGATAAAAATAATATTTTCCTACTCTTACTTCAGGTCCAAAACTTCTAATTTTTAATCCTGCTTCAAGAACACTATTAATAATATTATAACCAAATCTTACATCATCATAGTCTACAAGTTCAGTACCTTTTTCTAACCATAAAGGTGTATACCCGTCATGATGACTTTCCTCAGATCTTACAGGCTTATGTAATTGTAAATTAGCACCAGGTTCTCCTAATTGTAAATTAGATATTTCTTTTGCTTTTTTTACGTTAAGGTAAAAACATTGTTCGTGTAAGTGATAATAGTGATTTTTTCTATCTAAAATGTGTCCTATTAAAATATCGTCATCTTGAATAAAGTCATCTAAAACATTTATAAAAGGATAATTGTGCTCTAAGTCTGTTCCATAATTAACAACTAGTAAATGTTCATAATTGTTTTCATTTGCATAATTTACAGCATCTTGATGTTTATTAAATGTTTTTATATTTTCTCTACCTACTTGTTCACCTAATTCAATGTACCAAAACTCTGCAAGATTTTTTGATATTGTTGCACCTAACGTACTAACATATCCACCTCTGTCTTCAATAAATGCAACTAAATATTTTCTTTTTAACATTACTTTTCCTTTTGCGCACATGTTTCTGCGCATCTTCTAATTTTATCACACTTGCCTTCGCCAAATCTGTTTGCAAAACTTGCTTCTAAATCATTAACAAAAAATTCATGTTGTAGTATTTTTTCTACATCATGTTTTGTTAAATCGTTAAAGTCATTTCCGTAATTATCATACAAACGTTTTTGCATATGTTCTCTATTACGTTGCATAAAAAATCCATTGCTTAAAAAACAACAAGGCCAAATACGACTATCCCAACTTATAAACCATTGCTTTCTTTTAGCAGCCATACAACTAATAGGTAACTCGTCAATATTTTTCTTTTTTACAACTGGCTTATTTTCTTTTTTTACTTCTTCAAATTCTTTTTGAATTTTTTTAATTTCATGTTTTTTAAGTTTGTCTTTAACTTCTTTTTCAAATTTTTCTTTGTTAAATTGTTTTAAAACAACATCTTGGGTTTTATTTTTTGACCACTCTTTTCCATTAATCCACCATGTTTCTTGACCGCTTCTATCGTCACGAGCATCAAATCGTTTAAAATTATATTCTTCTGAAATTTGTTTTGCTGTTTCAACTTCATGTTCATTCCATGGAAAAATCAAAAACTGCCATACACTTTTACCGCCTGCATCAATAAACGCTTTTGCATTTTTTAATATTTTGTCAAACTCAGTTTTTTGTCTATACATAACATTTGTTTCTTGACTTGCGCCGTCAATACTCCAATTTATTTGATGATGTTCAAAACGTTTTAAGCTAATAGCTAAATCTTTAAAAAATAATTCGTTTCTTAAACTACCGTTAGTATGTAAAGTTATAGATATATTTGGTTTGTATTTGTAAATTGTATCAACTATATCTAAAAAACGTGGATGCATTAGTGGATCATCAATAGTACCACAAAATTCAATTTCTTTTATTTCGCTCATTGTATCTGATGAAAGCAAATTATCAAACACTTGGGATTCAACGGTTACTTTATTTGGTATCAGAGGATTTACTTGATCACAATCTTTTCCATATGTTCTATGACAATTTAAACATAATGCATTACACATTGTGCTTAATTCTACCTGTAAAATTTCAGCCTTTGTAAACAACTACTTCTTCTCCGTTTTTTTTAATTTTCCATTTTTAGGACAAGATCTTAAACAACCTACATACGGATTTTCTGTATGCCACGAGTCTTTTATTTTGCTCCATAATTTTACAATGTTTGATGGTGTATTGTTTTGTAACTTCAAATTTTCGTAATCTTCGCCAAAAAAACTTCTTAGTTCCTTTTCATGATTAGTTGAGGTTGTTAAATAACAACATGGCATAAACAATCCATTAATCTCTACAAATGGATGTAAACTTTTTTTACATATTGGATCAACTAATTTTATCATCTTAAATTCTTTATAATAGGGCTATTAGGGTCTCTTTGTGATTTTTGATACACAATTTTTTGTTTTCTTAAATGTCTTTCTATCCATTGTACATCATAATCTGGTTTTAACCATAAATTATTATCAACGTGCGGCCATTCAAATCTTATTCTATCAAATCCTGAAAATCTTGCTTCATTTATAATTTTTATTATATCCCATTTGACATAACTAAAAAATATTGTTTTTTGTGTTAAAGTAGGTCTTCTAGTTCTTGGTATTTTATTTAATGTTCTTAAAGCAGTGTCTATACTTTTTAAATTAGAATTGACTCTGTATTTGGTATATTTTTCTCTAGTGCCGTCGATAGAAAAATATATTTCATCTCTTTTATTCATAACCGTTGCAAGTTCCTTCCAAAAACTTGCAGGTCGATAACTTCCATTAGTATGAAGAATAATATAGGTATGTTTGTTTCTTTTTTTAATATATTTGATTAGTGGTATTAAACTAGGATAGTATATAGGGTCTCCCCAATTTCCACAAAGTTCAATTAATCGAGGATTCACTTCATTAATTAAAGATTTATATTGTTTCCAATCAAGATGCATTGTGTTGACAATATCAGGAATTTTGTCTTTTTTTGCATGAGTTCTTGCACATTCTAAGCAAGCCAATGTGCATTTGTAAGTCAATCCCAAATGTAAAGAGGAAACATCTATATCATTCCATTTCATTATTTAAATTGTTCTCCAAACGGATCAAATTCTTTTCCACATTTCATACTACAAACTTTTAATTTGCCTTCTGCACAACTTGATTTATGCCAACTACGTTCAATGTTATCAAAAATTCCTGTGTCAAATACTGCTCGTAGTCCATTCTTCTTTGCACTAATCGCATCTTTGCCGCCAACTTCATCGATAAAATTCCATACTTGTTCTACTTTAGGATCGTGATGCCACCATTTATACATACGACCAGCAGTCCAACAGCAAGGCATTGCAAGTCCTTCTGCTGTAATAAACAAGTTGCCTTCGTCTTTTACTTTACAATGTATTTCAGCACGATCGTAATATGCATCCATAGTGCCGTGTTTGTTTTTAACTTTATCGTATTGTTTAATTGCTTCGTTTTGATACTTTTCTTTAGGTTTTGATAACTTTTGAGTTTCATTGCCTTTGCGATTTACTGCTTGATGAGATTCTTTTTTTTCACTATTTGCAGTCACAAATCTACCAGTTTTCTTTTTGATAAATTTTTCACAACCCCATGAATTAGCAAGTTCTTCTGCTTCTTCAACTTGATGTTGATTGTGTTCAAATATTAAAAAGTCCCAACGAGCTCTACCGCCTGCATCAATAAATGCTCGCATATTACGTTCTACATTGTCCCAGACAACACCTTGCCTGTATAAATGATTAGTGTCCCTAAGGCCGTCCACGCTAAAAATAACAGCACCCATTCTACCAAAGACTTGGGCCAATTCACGCCACCACGTTTCATCTTTTGCTCCTGCATTTGTATTCATACTCAACCACATTTTTTCATTGTGTTGTCTAAAGTATTTGAATATGTCAAGTGTGTCTCGTGCAACAATAGGATCACCTAAGTTGCCACACATATACATTGTTTTTAATTGTGCAATAAACTCTGGCTCAAATATACGTTTACAATCTTCTAGAGTAAGTTCACTTAAATCTATGTGTGGATTTACTGCACCCCCATTTTGATTTCGATCACACATAGGACAACTTGCTTGACAATTTTGTGTATTTTCTAAATGTATTGTAGTAATATTTTCGTATTTGTACATATTAATCCCAGTACATAGCGTTTGTTTTTTGATATGCGTATTCTTTTTCTAACTCATGCATTGTATCAAAATTTAACCTATGATGAAAATCCATATTTCCTACACTAATACTAAATCTTACATAACTGCAAGGTTGTCTTTCAGGACGAGGGCCATGTGTTTTATGCTGTACAAACACATAACCCCACTCTGTTTCAAACTCAACACCTTCTTTCCAACTTTCAAGTATAGATTCAAATTCTTGTATTGTAAATCTATAACCATTAGTAAGTTCGTCTGTTACTTTAACACTTACATCAACTCTGTTTTTATCTTTAAACAAATAAATTTTTACTGGCTTTGTAAATTTCATTCTAATATCAACTTTACTTCTTTACCTGGTCCTACTCTACTTGGCAAATCACCATATTGTTCAACATACCAATTGATAACTGCTTTATACCAATTTTGACTATTATGGTGTGCTTGTTTATTAAACTGCCAAATGTTATTGTTTGTAGCTTGCATTGTACTTAGTGCTCTAGCACTTTCTTTTTGCAATTCACGAATACTCATTTCTTCTAAATCTATCATGGGCGTCCTATTACCATAAATCTTTTATATCCAAACATTTCTTTTTCTCCTGCGTATTCTAGCCTACTCATAGGAAACTTCTTAGTCATATGTTCTACACTATGCACACAATTTACATGTTCTTCAACATCAAACAAATTATTGCTTTGGATTACAAATAGTGGATCACTTTCCATAGGTCTGTTTACAAACTTTTGATACCAAATACTTGGCATGTGTTCTGCACTTGTGTTAAAAATTAAACTAGGTTGTGTTTTTTCTTGTATTTCTTTATTTGAATTGTAATTTTTTATATTATAAGTACAACCACTTCTCGATACCCAATCCATATTTTTATCCTCATCTGAACTAGACATCATTGGAATTTTTAATTCAACACTTTTTCCTTTATAACCTTCGATAATACTATTGTTAAAAATTTTGTCACTAACTTCACAAGCACTTTCATCAATATCAAAAAAACGTATCTTGTTGTATGTTGCAACATTATCAAGATACAATCTTGTTTGTCCAAACCATGCACCAAGAACATATACCATGTCAAACTCAGTTTGAATTTTTTCTATTTCTTCCATAGCCCAAATTTTACTATTTACTTGACCTCTACTAAATGCATCTTGTAAATAAATTGGATTGTAATTGTTTCTGTAATACTTGTCTAATATTTCATAAATTTCGTCGTCGCTAAATTTTTTAAGATAAAACAAAAATTCACCAATGTTAAAATTTAAATTTAGATCAATAATATTATTATTTGAATAAACCATTGACAAGAAAAAGTCAACAATTAACTTTGCTTTTTCATTTTTAACAAATGTGAAGTATTCTTGTAATCCGTGCAGCCAACTTACATTATCTACACCAATTTCGTTATTCAAACTCGCCATTAAATCTTTCCTCTAGCCATTCAAAATCATTAATCAATTTCAATGCTTCAATATTTCCTCTATGTCTTGCTCCGTATGCAGCACCTGACTTAGCACCTGCAATAGCATACTTGCCAAATTCTTTGTCTTCGCCTTTTGTACACCATGCTACAAGACGGCTTTGTGTTTCGTCATCTTTTTGTCTATCAATAACTTTACTACTTAGCTTACAGCATTCTCTAAATGCACTTTTCCATGTATTAAACGGATCTGTGTTAAATGCAGTATAATTGCTAACACTTTTTACAGCAACAAACTTATCACTAATACTAGTAGTCATATCCGGCTTGCTGGTATCCATGTATATTGTTTTCTTTGTAGGAAACAACTTTACACCACCATAACCGTATTCCATTTCGTTAATAGGATTGATACTACGCCAAACATGTACTGCTTCCATATTCCACCATTCCGGAACGTAATCAAAATTATAATCGTCAACTATATGTGCATCACCGTCTACAACAAAAAATAATTTTGTTGTACACAACTTTGCTGCTTCAATGTGTGCTTATGAATACCTTTTACACCATGTACACGTTTTGCTCTTGGAAACTTTTCTAGTAAACGTTTATAATTTTCATCAGCGTCCGGTTCTTGATAACTGATGAACACTATATCATATACTTCATTTAATGGTGTACTAGCAGTTATATCAGTAAACTTTTTATTTATATAGAAACGTGCTGCTAGTTCGCCAGGTCCGTGATGACTATCTTTAGGCATAAGAGCAACACCGTCATAATGCATACCGTTTTTAAAAACATGTGTGTAAACAAAATCGTCTGGTAGCACATCATACTCAAAATTAAAATCATCTACAATTTCATTTTCTGGATATACTATCCATAGCATCTTTGTACGTGCAAGTTTTTTAGCAGTATGCACACTATTAACTGCTCTTGCTGTAATAACTTTATCTTTTAATTTTGCAAATTGTTTGTCGTCAGAATAACCAATAAAAAATACATCATACATAAAAGTATACTAACATAATCTTGGTTAGATGTCAATGCCAAGATAAATAGTATTAGGAGATTTAACATGACAATAATACCTGGTGATACCTATAGAATAAGCATTTCTGGAGCAGATAGCTCTATATTAGTTGATAGTTGGAATAGTGTAATTACTGCTAATGTAAGAGCAGGAGATGATAGTACACTTGTAGACATTTATCAAAAAAAGTTTTTTGGAACCGTTGACGGTAAACTAGATGGCTTGATTGTAAATTCTGTAGGAGATGTTGTTTTAAATCCCGGTACAGAACACGAAGCAGCATTATTTTTAGGTGACGTAACAGGTAATGTTACAGGAAATGCAACAGGCGATCATTCAGGTACATTTACAGGCGATGTATTTTCCGACGATGGCGATTTATTCTACAACGGTATCACTAAAGAAGTACGTGCAGATAACATAATAACCGAAACTTTTCAAGTTACAAATTTTGCTATTTCAAGAATAGATGCAGATAGTGTATATGCAGATTCGTTTACAGGTCACGTTATAGGTGACGTAGTCGGTGAAACAACTGGTACACACTATGGAAATGTAATAGGAGATTTAACAGGTAATGTAATTGGCAATGTTACAGGAGATTTAACAGGTAATGTAATTGGCAATGTTACAGGTAATGTAACTGGTAATATTCACTCTTCAAATGCTGTTATTAGTGTAATAGATGCAAACGAAGCTGATATCGAAACTATTAACAACAGCATGTTAAATTCCTCTTCAGGTAATTTTGATTATGTTAATGCAACTAGAATTATAGGTGATTTAGAAGGTAACATTTATAGCGGAGAAACATCGATTGTTACTTTTGAAGATGCTAATAATATAGGTATAGGTTCTCATAGCAATACAATGTCTCTTGGACATACGGATTGCACCGGAACAATAAATTTAAATTACAACTTACTTAATAACTTCATAGGTTTACCAACATCTGACGGTCATGCACCGAACAAGTTTTTTGCTTTTAGAGGTACAAAATCTAATCCTCAAAACTTAAATCCTGGCGATCATATGAACTTACATAGTGTAAGCGGCTACATAAACGGCAGCTACAAGCATACTGGTGTATTTGGCTTCTTTATAAATCCTGATAAATCACATAGTAGTAGCGATACTTATTCAAATTGTGGCTTACTATTTGCAGCATCAGGTGCAAATCATGCGCCAGACATTACGGGTAAAAAACGTGTTATCATAGACGATCAAGGTGTTTTACATGCAGGTGTATTACAAACTTCTACTTATACCAGTACAGAAAGATCTAATATTTCCGCATCAGCCGGGATGATTATTTTTAACACAAGTACCAATAAGTTCCAAGGATATACTGGCAGTAGTTGGGTTGACTTGCACTAATTTTTATGTTATAGTATATAACAAAAGTTAGGAGTCGATATGAAAATTTTTATAGACGGCGAGCAAATCTCTGAACAATGGATTAGCGATTACACTACTAGCAGCCCTGTGGATTGTTATAGTGATAAACCAGACTGGGAACAAAATGTTTTAAAACTATTACACAACTGGTACTGGCAAAGTGGATATAGTTACAATTACAGAGGCGACAATTTTTTAAATCTTACTACCAGTGGCACTACCGGGTTTCCACAACATATTGGACATAGCAAAGAAACTATTGAACAAGCAGTTGATGCAAATATTAAAATTCTTGGATTAGATAAGAATAGTAAAATATTAAGTTACTATTCTCCCCGCGGTATTGCATTCAGTGTACTAAGTGTATACCTTGCACTAAAACTCGATTGCAAACTTTATATTGAAACATTCAAAGGCATTGATTATGTAAACCGTGTACATAAGATACGACCAACACATACACTATTGTTACCTAATGTTTGGAAAACATTACACAAACATAGTAAATGGAAAACATTAGATTACAGCAGTGTAGACACTTTAATTACAGGAAGCGATTTTACACCAGAAGGCATGTTAGATGAACTGCGTGAACATGGCCCTAGAAAAGTCTACAACGTGTATGGCAGTACAGAAGTGCCTCCAATTGTGTTGTATAGCGAAGAAGAAAATACTTACACAACAGATAGTATTGCTCCTGGAGCGGAATTAGATATTGTGAACAACCAAATATGCTGCAAATGGAGTAGTCAACCAAATATATGGGTAAGTGGCGATTGTGTAGAAGGTGATAGAAATCGGTTTACGCTTAATGGACGTATGCCTAATATGTTTAAGCAGGACACGGTAAGAGTGTATCCAGAACAAGTTGAAATAGCAGCAGTATCAGCAGGTGCTGAACTTGCACTTTGTCAGCAAGTAGGAAATCAATGTGTCTTGCATTATACAGGAAGTATATTAGACATGGGCTTATTAATTGAGCAGTTTAGACATATTCCTCGCTTTAGATTACGAGCAGTAAATGAAATAAAAGTTGATGACAACTTAAAAAAGATTATAAGGACACAAACTTTTGTATAGATTAGAAATATACAATGGCACACAAGATTTAACAGAGTTTTATGCTGGCGCAGAAGCAAAAGGTTTTTATAATAATCATAATAAAACGGTATTAATTGATTATATTAAAAATTACGAGGATGCCACTTTATTTTTACTTTATTACAAAGATAAAGTTGTAGGTACTAGTGTAAGTCATAGTTTAAAACAATTAGGAATATTAGGAAAAGATGCACATCGCATAAGTGCTAGGACATGTGTTCTTAATAATTTAATTGACGGAGAACGTGCTCATGCTGTACATAACTATAGGCATTCTCCTATGAATCATTGGACAAGCCAAATGTTAACTCCTGTTTGTATGTATTATGTTGGTTTAGATAAACCCCAATATATTAGCACTAACACATTAGATACAGGTAGTCAAAGTAAAGTACATAAAATATGGTCTAAAATTATGCACAATCAAGGGTATTTAAGAGATCCTATTGAATTAGAATATAAAGGTGCATTTCAAACTTTTTGGCGTGTAGATGTAGAATACTATCTTAAAAAATTAGAAGAAAACATTTGGCCTGAGACTGAACTTGCACTAAACATATTCAGAACAGAGATTAAAAAAGTCTGACATTTCAGGAAATACTTGTTCGTGATCAACACCACGCCTACGATTTTGTTCTTGGAAAAATCTATGAAAATCAATACGTCCTTGCATAATACGTGCAGGATCGTAATGAGTAGAATCCATATAATCTACTACACGTCTAAAACGTTCGTATTCCATTGTTGTAAATGCGTCTTTGCGTTCGTCATCTAAATTATCTTTTATAAATTGTAAATGACTATGCATGTAACTCATATATTCTTTTGGCAAAATATTAATATCGTATTGCAGCGGCTCTTTAAGATACGGAGTATCAAAACTTAAACGATTCCATCTAAATGTTTCTACATCATTATACTTACGGCGCCATTCTAATATTTTTTCAAGTAATGTTTGAAAAGTTGTAACACTGAAAATATTAAATGTAATCATTATAGTTACAGGTGCATCAGTGTTACGCATAAAGTAATCTAAATTACGTTCAAATACTTCTATATCCAAACCATCACGTATATATTCAGCACGTTCGCCCCAAGTGTCAATGCTTGTAAATAACTTAAATCTACGTATTTTGTTTTGGCTTAATAAACTATTAACACCGTCTGTAAACTTTTCAAGTTGTTTAGGTTTGCCTCCTAAGTTACTATTAACATTAAGTTCAAGATTAGGTTTAGGATCTTGTTCTAGCAAATCAAAAAGTTTGTATGTACTTTTTTGTATTGTAGGTTCTCCACCTGTAATACGTAGAATTGTAAGCTCTTTACTAAGCTCGGGCCACCATTTCCAAAATGCATCAAGATAAGGATTAGTTTCTTCTTCGTAAATATCAAAC